GTGCCTACTTTAGCACAAGCTACAGACTCAACACTATCGTATAATTGAACTACTACTTTATCACCCGCTCCAAGTGTTGCAGTTGGCTCAAAGCTGTATTCTTTTGTTACGCTATCTTGAGTTAAAGATAAAGCCGTGATAGTATCGACTACTCCATCAATAGTACATCTTAGATTTGCAATAGCCAAACCATTCAAAGAATAAGCCTCATTCATTGCAAATTTAGCAAAGAAATATACTTTACCCTCTGAAGCATCAGCACGAGCGGTTAAAGTTATATCTGTAATAGGCAACAAATCTGTATTTGGATTGAAGTCTAAAACATCAGGAGTTAAAATAGCTACTTGACTATTGTATTGGTCTGCATTGATTAACTGCATTGTTACAGTTACACTTGCTTGTGTTGAACCATCGGTAAACATATAAGTACCGCTATTCAACATCCCTAAATCGAAACCGCTAAATACTGTACCGTTTGTTGCACCAGCTACAGCACCGTTTTCAAACGCTAATAAGATGTCAAATGCTTGGTAAGAGTTCCAAGTGTACAAAGCACTTGCATATTTCCAACCGCCTTTCCAGAATTTGAAAGCAAATTGAGGCAGTCCGTTACGAACTACTGACATAATTCCTCCTTGCGCTTCCTCTGTAGTTGGCTCTGGCGTGTTGTTAGTAAACTCTACTGCACCCATTACTGGTACAAAGTTACCTAATTGGATTTGCTCATCACAGTAAGCCTTATCGAAAGTATCGGTAGCTAAATCGATATTCCAACCTTTTGGCACAATGATAAAACCTCTTGGAATTCCTACCTCAACAATACAGTCAGGAAGTCCTAAGTTTTGGCGAGATGTTGCACAATCTCTTTGATTTATTAATACACTCATTTGTATATACTTTTTTTAATTATTAAATTTTATTTCTGACAAACAACTACTAAAGTTGTTAAATGTTATTTCTGCTTTTATTATAATAGCGTTACAAATGTAAACTAACGTTTTATCTACTTCTCGCATTGAATATTTAGTTATTCTTTGCGTTTTTAAGCTGTCAATTTTGTAATTTGATATTCCACTATTTTGTAAAGCAATTAATAGATTATCGGCAATAGGCTGTAGTATAAGACTAAAATCATATTGGTATTGATAAGGATTAAACTCGCTCGGTGCTTGTGTTTCGTTTAAAATCACTATTCGAGCGTTTCGTGTTACCGTTCCGCCATAAGCGTTGTGGCTATCCTCTCCGTCTTCTAACCATATTAAAGGAAAACTTCTCTTTTGATTAAGAGTTAAATAGTCGGCTAAAACATTAGCTGTACCCCAGTTATAATTTACAGAAAACTCATTGTCTTTTGCATCTGTAATAGGTGGTAAAACCTCTATTAATCGCCCTAATTGTTCCTCAAATACTATCATATACCGAAGCTGTTTTGTCCTTCGTATGTTCTAAACTTAGCTATATCAAAGTTTTCAAAGTCGGCTTGTTTATCAAATAAATATTGATGTAAACTAACTTCTATTTCCTCGTTACAACCAAAGTAATCTATAAACTCTATACCGTCAATATCGTAAATATTTGGGTATTGCATATACCCGCCTTGATAACCACTTAAAAACGCTTGTGATGCGTTAGCTATCTTGTATAGTGGTGCTACGTTTATAGATTTTTCAGAACTACCTTGAACCGTTCCTACTCCCGCCAATCTTGTGTTAGTTTCAGTAAGGAATACTTCGTAAACTTTGAATGCGATTAAACTAAATTCATAATCTAAGCCATTCCAAATATTACCATCGTATTCCTCACCTTGTACTAACTTTTCATAAGGAGCGTATATCGGATTTGTAAACTCATCCTCTATAGCTAATTGAAGCGTGTTGTAAGTTGATAAACCTAAAGCATTAACCAAAATAGACTTTTCAACTCTTGTAATCAAATCCGTTAAATACGTTGTTTCATTTGGCGTTTGCATCGAAGCGTTAGCAACGGGTGCAGAAACACTCAAAGGAATGTTTAAAACGTTTGAATTTTGAAAGTATGTTAAGTCTATTATATTTGGCATTACTCTTCTGTTTTATCTTCTTTTTTTACCTTTGCTTTTTTCTCTGTATACAACTTAGCAACCCCTTTTTTAATTAAAGCAGAACCGTGAGAAGCGTCTAAGTTTGCCACGCTACCTTTTTTGGAGTTGCCAAAGTCGGTTGTAAATTCTACTTTCATTATGCTGGTACTGCGATATCTGCTAAGGCTTGGTCAATATCATCAACTAAGATGAAAGCACCAGTTTCGTTAGATGAAACGTAAAGTGCAATCGGTTGCTCAGCTAAGATAGTTCTCAAGTTTTTAGTAAAGTCGTTTCCGTCTAAGTTGATAGAAACTTGGATGTCTTGGTTATAACAGTAGTTAGCTTTTGTAAAGTCTCCTACCAACAACTCATCATCTGTAAACTCGTTTGAAGCCACAACTCTAACACCAGCCACTACTCTATTATCTAAAGTCGAGAACGGTGGTAAAACATAGTGTCCGTCAGATGCTTTTTTCAAATCCATATCAGCTAATCTCTTGTGGGATAAGATAACATAGTTTGGTACAAAATCATCAGCATTTTCAGAAATCAAACCAACTACTACACGAATAAGGTCGTTTAAGTTTGGCTCAATTACGCTATCAGCATAAGCACCAGCAGAAAACGCAGTAGCCCATTCTTTAATACCTTTTATTTCAGGTGCTGTGCCATTACCAGCTAATAATTGAGATTGTTTTTTTAATTCCAATTTTCTCAACAAACGAGTTCTTACAGCATCAACAATGTAAGAAGGCTGTCTTAACATTTTTGTAGATACTTTGATAAAGTGCGTAACGTTTTGAAGTGCGATTGTGCGCTCTACATAATCAACATCTGATTGCGATTTTGTACCGCCTTCAGCAGTCATTCCAGCATCACCCTCTCCAGCTACCTCGTCAATATAGGTAATAGTGTCTAAATCAACACGCATTCCGTTCATAATTCCTTCAGCAAACAATCTGTTTTCAGGTGTTGCGTAAAGTTCTCCAGTTGATTGTGTCATAGCAACTACAGCACCGCCCCCAGCATTGGTTACGTTGGTAGTTAATACTGGTCCAACTGCTTTCAAAGTGATGTTTGCAATGTTTCCTTGAGTTTTTTGCGCTTTGATAACATCAGCTTTTTCAACCAATAACTGCTCTAATTCAGAGAAAGGATTTTCTTTTGTTGCGTTTCCTTTTGTTTTCATTTCAGTAAATTCAAGACCTAACTCGTCTAATTTAGATACTAAACCGTCGATAGCTGATTTTTCAACTCCATTGGCTTTTAAATCTTCTAATTGTGTTTTCAAAGCATCATAGTCAGCTTTTGAAACTGTTTCATTTTTAAAGGCATCAATTTTAACCCCTAATTCTTTAATTACTTCTTCCATTTTTTAATTAAATTTTTTTAATAATTCTTTTACTTGTTCGATGTTTAGAGTGTCAATTAACGGCTCTTCTTTGTCTGTTGGAGTGTTTTTAACGGCTTCAACTGATATTGTTGGAGTTGCAAAGTTTGACCCTTTAACAACTGCGCTTCCCTCAATGATTTTGGCTTCGGTAATAGCCCAAAAATAACCTTGTTCATCAGCTACTTCTTTGTTTACGATTTCTGAATAGTATTTATCCCAAACAGCTTTTTCTTCTTCGTCATATTTGCTGTCTGAATTAATAGCCAATTCAAGTTTAACGTATCGCATACCTACCGAATGCTCTTTAACGTAACCTTTTGAATATTGCTCAAACATAAACGGATTACGCTCTTTTGATATTTCAGCATTGAAGGTTAAGGCTTCGGTATCACCTTTATAATTATAGCCTAAATCAGACCATTTAATTGTATTTACAGATACATTTACATTGTCTGTTATAATGTGGTCAAAAGTCATTTTATGCTCTTGTAAAAGCAATATATTTTTTTGCTCTTTAGCTGATTTATTCCAAATTCCTTTGATATGTACATCACCGTGAGAGTCTAAAATACCAGTTGTATTGATTACTAACTTTGCATTAATCTTATTGATATCTGATAAATTAGTAGTTTCTGCCTTTATGGTTTCACCTTTACAATTATCAACCGAAACATAATGCAACATTGCATCGGCTTCTTTAGTAATCATTTTCTTTTGAGCGATTAAAGTAGATTTATTATCTTTTAATGCCTTAAAAAGTTCTTCTTTAGTCTCAAACTCTTTATTTGGAAATTCTTTAACTACTATCATTTTTCTATTACTTTACCCTCTTTCAAGGCTTTATTCTTTTCTTTTACTAAGCGTTCCTTTTCTTCTTTGCTTATTTGCTTATTTATCTCGGGTAAACTTAATTTCGTACTCATAACCCTAATTTTATTTTAAAGTCGTCGCTCATTTTCTTTGCTTCGGCTTCCGTTAGTGTTTTATTTTCTAAACCAATCTTAATAGTCTCTTGCATCTTTTTAAATGAATCAATCTTTTCATTCATTACTGGTTGCATAATATTCAAATGGTCGTAAGAAGCTACTAACTTCTCACCACGCTCAAACAATCCCCATTGTTGACTAAACGAGTTCATTGTGTTGTTTGCAGTAGTCATAATAGAATTTTGCAAATATCTTAACTCGCCTTTCTCTTGATTTTCAAATGTACTTCCGCCAGTTCCAAAGAAGTTTAAAACATCTTTATTCATATCGTAAGCCAACAAACACTTAAGGGCATCTTGGCTAAACTGTTCGTCTAAATATAAACGTTTAAAGTCGCTTACTAAGTGCTTAACATCAACGTTAGCGTTGGTTAAGATTAAAGATTTAGAACCTATTTTACCTTCTATTGACTTTCTATCACCGTCTTTTATTTGTGCCTCGTTACCGTTTGATTGATTAAGCCCGATATACTTTTGAGACATTTGTAAGTTTACATTCTTAGACTTAAGGTTTTGCTCAATGTTTTCCAATACCTTAGATATTCCCTTAACACGGCTTGGCGAACTAATAAACCCATTTGGCTTTAGTCCGTTTGATAAGTCATAAAAAGGAATTAAGTCTTTAATTGAAATCTTATAAGTTTGATTGTCTAACTTATACTCAATTTGTCTATCCCCAAATGCTTTTTTGTCTTTGTCGGTTACAATGAAGTTTTTAACCTTGTGTTGGTCTTTAAAATCAATTTCACTTGGAATAAGATTATAAAGTGCTTTCGGTATATCGTTGCTAAATGCCTTTATTTGATAAGTATAATCTACTCCCGCAGCCGACATAAACCACATTTGCTGAAATAGAAAATCCTCGCCCGATTGAAAATAATTAGGCGATTTAAGTAATTTAACGTAAGGTGAATTTTCTATAATTTGCCCTTTTTGGTCGTAGTGTT